GGTCGGTTGTAAAATCAAATACACTATTACGCTCAAAGACGGCATAGTTTAATGAAACTTTTGCGTCTGGCGGTAAAACTATTGGTTCTTGGAACTTTACACGAAAATTGTGTCCTTCTCCGTCTGGCGAAATAAGGTTGTAGTTCATTATATATAATAGTTATAGAAAAAAAAAAAAGAATTAAACAATTCCAGCACCCCCTGTGGATTTTGCTCCCCCTAATGCTGTTGTATCAAGACCCCCTGCTTGTTCGGTGGGTTCTAATGTTTGTGCTGAATATTGGACTGGGTCGTCTGCGTGTTTCTTCGCATCCTCAATCTCCTTAACTACGCCGTATATTAACATACCAGCACCAGCAATATCACCGAGTATAGGAACTGCCTCCATCATAGCACCACCAACGGCACTTATAGCATCCATAGCACCATCTTCTACACCCAACGATGTTCCTAATGACCTACCAGCAGAACTAATAGCATCAGTAGCATTAGAAACTTGTCTGCCTACCCAAGATTTAGCGGACGCTACTGCTTGGTCTGCTAAACTTGCTGTTCCTTGGTCTGCTAATTCTGCGGAAGGAGTTTCTACTTCACCTCCTGCGGTTGTGCCTCTTACTTTGCCTACTACTTTACTGACTGCTCGTCCGCCTTGTGCTAAACCTGCTGTGCCTTGTAAAGCACCACCTGCTACTTTCTCTCCTGTGCTTTTTGCTTGTCCTAATGCTTGACCGACTGCCCCAGCAACACCTTCACCCAATCCTCCTGTAATTCCTGCTTTTAATGTATCTACTGCTTCACCACCTCTCGCTACTGCTTGTGTTGCGTCATCCGCTCTTGCTATATTTGCTACTCTCTGCCCTCCTAAACCACTATCTACAAGTGTGGTTGCTCCTTCTTCTGGAACTGATGGTTCTGCTGGTCTTGCTGGTTCTGGTTGTCCTGCTGGTTGCTTTCCTTTTGGTTGGTTCGCTTGTGGTGCTAATTGTCCTCCCTCTGGTTCTACATATTTTTTACCTGGAAATCCAAATGTATTTTCATCCTCGTCTTCTTCTGGGGGTGCTGGTTCTGCGTCTGGTTTTGCTGGTTTTTGTGTTCGTTGTCTTGCTGGTAAATTAGAAAATAAATTGGAAGCAGTAGCACCTCCACCACCTGTGCCTCCTAATGAAAAATCAAGGTCGCCTCTTCCTGCTGTAAGTTCTCCTCTTACTGGTTCTGGTTCTGCTGGTGCTTGTCTTGCTGGTGCTGGTGCTTGTCTTGGTGCTTCCGCTGGTCCTGCTTCTTCCTCTTCTCTTTCGCCACCTTCTCCACCTTCTTCTAATGCTTCTCTTCCTAATACTCCTGCCTCGTCCTCTGGTGCTTCGTCTTTTGTTTCCGCTCTACCTCCGCCCTCTCTTCCTTCTGGTTCTTGTAATACTGGTGCGGATTTATTTACATCATCATCTGCTGGTCTTACGCTTTGCTTTCCGCCTCCTTGCTGTTCTGTTGCCGTCGCTGGTGTATTCTTTGACCTCGCTTCCGCTAATTGTGCTTTTTTCGCTTTATAATTATGAGCGATTTCTCTAAATCCTTTTATTGTAGCACCAGTAGTAAGTCCAGCAGTCAAGACAGCACCACCAGTTTTTTCTACATTCTCGTAATGCTGACCGAATTTATCTTCTAAAACTCTCTGTCCGTATTGAGATGCCTGTCCCATAGCATCGTTAAAATGCTGTTGCTGTGTATCCAATCCTTGTCTAAACTGGTTTATCCGTTCTTGGAATGTCGCCATTTGATTTATAATTATTATTTAGATTTTTTTTGTTGGGTTTTTCGTCCATTAACATATCTTTTTCACCTTCCCAAGGTTGCTCCCATAAATTTTCCTTACTCCATATCAATTCGTCGTGATTTCTTCTCGCCTCCAAATGCTCTACCGAACAATATAAAAAGTCATATTGTTCTTTTCTTGACCTTCTAAATATTTCCAAGAACGCTTTATCATTTCCGCCAAAGAAACTTAAACTTTCAGCAATTTTTTTTAGTTCCGCTTCGGCAAAAGTTCCCATAATATAATACGCTGTGGCGTTATTACGAGCAATAGTGCTAATATATTTAAAATACTGGGTTGTTATACATAATGCTAATTTACCCTCAACCTCTCCATTTCCAATATGTCTAAATTTACTAATTAGTGAAGATATAGCATCTACCTTGCCTCTACTAAATTTTACATCTCCAATAATATCATCTAACAATATTAACCATCTTCCATCACCTTCGTCCTTTTCTACCAATTTTACCAATTCTTCCAATAGACCTTCACTATACTCTGTAAATACAAAGTCAAAATCGTCTATCATATGTTTATTTATAGCGTCATTATAAGCAGAACTACTAATAAGAACTTTGGTTTTGTAATCATCACCATAAAAGCGATTTGATAGGTAAAGGTTATTAACGAGCAGACTTTTACCTGCCTTTACTCTGCCGATGATTAAATGGAGATGAACTGGGGTTGAGAGTGGGTATTTGCTTTCACCCTGATTTAACTTACTCTCATCTATTTTTATTGGGTAAATTTTTAAGTCATCTCCTATAAATTTTTTTTTCTTTTTTAATTTAAGTTCCTTTGCTGATTTTTTTATGGCGTTTTCATCTGGTAAGTCAAAGTCATAATCTGGTGGTAAATCAACCTTCCACATCCTTAACTTCTAACCTTATATTATTATCATTAGATTTTTTTTCTTCCTCCATTTCGTATCTATCATCTTTCTCTGGTTCTTCCTTATCTCTCTTTTCTTTCTGTGCTTTATCCTCTCTGTGTGCCTTCATTAGTGGGTGATGATACGCCATATAATCTAAATAGTGTTGTAAATATTCGCCAACTTTATCATTAACAATCATTTCTTCACTAACGCCGTCCATTACTTTTTTATAGTCAGCGTATTCTGCTGGGGTTTTCGCCTTTTCCATATACCGATATTTCAGTTTAGCAAAATCCTCAATCTTCTTTTTTCTTTTAGTCATATATTCACGCTTTACTTTAACCTCAATCTTTTTCTCTTCTTCCTCTTTTATCGCTCTACGCTTTTTAGCACGGAGTTCCTTTTCTTTTTTCTTATTTGCTTTTTCAGCGTCGGCATCCGCCTTTTCTTTTGCTTTCTTTTCTGCTAATCTTTTCTCCGCCATTTTTGCTCTACCTTTTGCTAATCCGTCTAATTGTGCTTGGGTTAATTTTCTCTTTGGTTTGGTTGCCTTTGGTTTGGTTTCCTTGCTTTCAGGTTTATCAAAAATTTCTTCTTTCGCCATTTATATATATCCAATAATATAAATTTTTTTTCTAAACAAAGAGTATAAAATGGATATATTATACGCTCCTAATACCTCACTTTCACAACCACTCACTCGTAATATACAGCAGAAACAATCACAGACCAGAGCATCAACAATTTATACTACATTAAATTCTATGACTGGTAAAAAATTACAGCAAACAAAAGCACAATTTGGTTTATTACAACCTGATAATGTAAATAAGTTAGTAAATAGCAGTTCTAAACCTGGCGGAAATGCTGGTGGAAAACACTAACATATTTATTGGTCGCTTCGCTGATTGGTAATATTGGAAAATACACTTTTTTTTCTCTGGGAAATTTTACAATTTTATTTTCTAAATATAATATATAAAATGGATATTAGTAATAAATCACCAGCAAGAAAAGTTGGTCGCCCAGTTGGGAGTAAGAATAGAAGTATAGAAAAACTTACTAAAAAAAAATTAGTAAATGCCGAAGAATTACAGCAAGAAGTAGATGAAGGTATTGAGGGTGAAACTTCTACCTATATATCTCACGACGAGATACGAAAACATTTACAATATTTAGAAAAGTATATTGAGAGAAGGTCAAATAAAGATAAGAGATGTATTAAGGAAGAGAAGACAATAGAACATTTAGTCGCTGTATATAAGCAGAATGAATATGACCCAGTATTACTTAAAAGATTAGAATTATTAGGATGTTTATATAAATATAGAAATGAATATTTAACAATAAAAAAAAATCTTTTGATATAATAAATGCCTTCTCATTACGGAAATTCTGGAATGAAGAAACCAAAAGCAAATAAACAGAAGAAAATGGAAAAGAAAATGGATAGTAAGAAAATGGATAGTTCATTAAGAGGTAGTGAAAAAATGGGACATAGTAGCAAGGAGAAATTGACTGCGAAGCAGAAAACATTACCCAAGAAATTACAAGAAGAAATTTTAAAGAAAAAGAAAAAAAAAAAAGTTGCTAAAAAGTAAAGTATGCCTGAACCAACTAACAAAGCGTTATATAATCGTATTAAGAAAAAGATTTATGCTAAAAATCCTAAACACTCTGCGTATAGAAGCGGACTTGTTGTAAAAGAATACAAGAAGGCAGGTGGTAAATATACTGGTAAGAAGAACAAGAAGAGCGGTCTTGGTCGTTGGTTTAAAGAAGACTGGCGGACTGAAAAAGGCAAGAAGACATATAAAGAAGGAGGAACTATATTTAGACCTACAAAGCGTGTAAATAAAGATACTCCTACAACTATGAAAGAATTAACACCAGCACAGAAGAAGAAAGCAATAGCAGAGAAAAAGGCAACTGGTAGAGTTAAGAAATATAAAAAATAATTTCCCAGCGGAAATTTGCTTGATTTTCCAATATTACCAATTTATTTTATTTGTAATATTTATATGACTAAAAAAATATCAAGATTAACTGAAAAAGCAGAGGAGAAACTCAAAGAACACGCCAAACATCATACAGCAAAACATATTAATAGAATGAAAAAACTAATGAAAGAAGGAATGTCCTTTACTAAATCACATAATGAAGTGAAAAAAATGGAGGCAAAAGAAAAGAAAGAACCTAAACAAGTTTTCCGTGATGCTAAATCACCACCAACAAAACGAAAACCTAAAAAAGTAATGAAATTTTATGATGCTAAATCGCCTCCAACAGAAAGGAAAAAAAAATAATAGATATATATATGAATAAAACACCCAAGAAAAAAAAAACTTATTTTGAGAAATATGATTTATATAGTGATGCTAATCCCAAAGATAGTGTGTCCGTGAAGTATGATACAAAAGAAAACCTTATGAAGACCATTCGTAAGTTGGAAAATTTGTATAAGAAGGGCGAACGACCCCACAAGAGAATATCACAAATCGCAAATGTAATGTCCCAAAGATTAAGAGTAATTAAAGATAAGAACGCCTCAATAGATAAGGGACGACATAGTTTAGCGTCAAGATATTATGAGTTTTTAAAATCAAGAACTAAATTAAAAAAAGAAGAAGATAGAAAAAAATTAAAATTTACTTAATAATAAGTTGTCTTGCGACTTACCAGTTGATATGTCTGCTCCAATAATTAGCAGAGTTTTTATCATTAGCGGTTAATTTACCACTTTTATCCCTAATACCTCCGCTTCGGCGTAGGTAATTTTCTTTTCGTTTTGGGTCTTTATGTTGGGTAAAATCCTTCATATTAGCGTCGCCAAAATGTATAAGTCTTTTCCCTCCGTCTTTTTTAACAAATACCATACCTTTCTTACCTTGTTTAGTAGATTTATATGGTTTATATAATGGTTTTTTTTCCTTAAAGTCCGCTGGTGCTGGTGATAATCCCTTTCCTCCGTGAGGCATTTTTTTTCTTAATAATAATATATGGTTAGAAATTTTAAATACGATAAAGTCGTAATAGAATTTAACAAGAAAAGTCAAGCGAGAAAGAAGTATTTAAGATATATGAAAGAAAATGAATATATGGAAATGTTGTGTTGGTGTTTAAATAATAATGTAAAATCATTTTATGGTTATTGAGTGGATACTTTAAGTGTTAAAGTCGCTGTGCCTCCACTATTATTGTAAATCCTTAAATATCTTGGTGGATTTTTTAAATAGGCGAATTGGTGATTATCTGCTCCAACTTGATTTTGTATAAGTGCTAATGGATTAGTCTGTTCTATTTGATTATGTAATGAGAAAAAATTACTATCATCATTACTTCCGTGAATTTGTAATCCACCAATTACGGATGTAGTAGAACTACCGAATATTTGGACGGCACTTACATTATTTACATCGTGTGTAGCACTAAACGCTCCATTAGCAATAGAAGCACTACTTAACCAATCAGCACCAGTAGTAGTAGTAGCACTACTTACTTTTAATTGTCCTGCCGTATCACATAGTAAGAATTTACCAGTTGTTCTATCTGTTATTGTAGTATATCCTCTCAATCCAACGGCAATACTACGAGAATGTCCTGCGTTGTCCGCATTTATACTACTACTTAAATCTTCTAATTTTACATTATGAGTTTCACTTTGATTACTAATTTTTACTTCTAATCTACCTCCACTATCACATAATATTTTTTTAGAAGATGAAGCAAGTGCTATATCAGTTCTCGCAGACAAATCATAAGCACCAGTAGTAGTAGAACGGCAAGTTGCTAAACAATTTGAGTTTGCTTTTTGTCCCAAAGTTGTAGGTAATACTATTTTATCTTTTATTTCATCTTGTTTTGCTAATGTAGCACCACCAGTTGGTAAAGCACTTGATACTATATCAACTTGTAATTCACTACCATTAACAGCATTATCTAATAATTCTACGGCAGTTTTTATAGCATCCAATTTAGTATCCATATTTAGTTGTGTTGCTTCCGTAGCATCACCCCCACCACCACTTAAAATATCACATTGTAAATGTCCGTCCGCATCTACTAAAATTGCTCTACCTTTACCATTACTTCTATCATATCCTAATGCTACTGATGTATGATTTGTAGAACCATCTCCAATAGAGGCAGTATTATTTATACCACGAATTGACGAATTTATCTGTGTATCTAATTTTGCTTCTAATGTATCAGTATTAAGATTGACTTGACTATCGCTTACTAATAATTTTCCAGAAGTATCTATTTTAAGACTTTCATAAACACCAGTAGAGGTATTCTTCGCAAGAGGAATTTGATGAGGCATTTTTTATTATATTCTTTACAAAGAAAAAAAAAGTTAATGATTAAATGTATCTTGGGTTATTAAATTACAAGCATCTCTACTTAACATAGTTTTACAATATAAATGTCCTGGTTTATCACCAGCACCTCTATCTCCATTAAATGCGAAGTTAAATATAAATTCTATATAGGTGTATTCACCCATTATTGGTAAAACTCTATAATGATATTGATTACCAGTTAAGTCTTCCGTATAATACGGAGTTCCAGTATTTATTTTAGTATATGTTTTTGCTGGTGTATCTCTGTCGCTATGACCTTCTCTTAAACCAAAACCAACAGCACCAATAGCACCTTTATTAAATCCGCCTTCCTTTGAGGGTTTTGCTGGTGGAACGCCATAAATATTTATTTTATATTGTGTAAATTCACCGCAATAAGTAGATATTTTTATAAAATTATAACCGAATGTATCGTCAGGTGGTAGAACAACACGCAAAGCACCATCTAAATCTACCCCAATACCAGCACCAAAATCTGGTAATTGAGAATTGTAGAACATTTTTCTACTTATTCGGTTGTCTTCACTTGATGATTTATTTAAGGAAAACGCCATTCTATTATATATAATTTAGATTATTATATAAAAAAAAAATCTAACAATACAATATAAAATTATTATGGCGAACTCAAATGTAATGAATAATCAAGTTGTAGCGATGAATTCATCGCAGACCATCTCAATTGTCCCAGAGAATGGAGAGCAGTTTAATCCAGGACAGAAAATCATATATAACATAGAACCAGAAGTAGGATATATCAAGCGTGATAGTTATTTAGTATTTGATATAGTCAATAATTCTGGTAATCACGCCTTATACACATTTGCTAAAAACGCTGGATGTTCCTCAATCATAGAAAGTATAAATATTTACTCAAAAGAAACTGGAATTTTGTTAGAAAATTTAAATAATTATGCCGAATGGGTCAATATTGAGAACCAGTATTTATATGATGACGCTACACAATTACAACTCAAAGAAGGTGTAGGACACCCAGTCCAAGCAAAAGAAATCAAAATCAAGGCAGACAACTCACTTATTATAGAACCATCAAAACCACAAGGCGACCACCCAGCGAATAACCAATTATCACCAAAAGACATTACAGGTAATTTAAAACCTATGGCGAGAAGATTTTGTTTAAGATTAAGAAGTGGTGTTTTTAACTACTGGGATGAGGAGAAGTTAATTCCTATCCTTAACTTCGGTGGATTGCGTATAGAGATTGTATTAGCAAAACCAGAATTAGCATTACAGAGAGTATGTCCTCACCTTATAGTTAAACCAGCGGTAGGATATGAAAGCGGACACAGAGAGATTGATTTAGTAAATATTGTAGCACCAACCAACGACGCTCCTGGATTAGTTATAACCAACAAGGATGATACTGCTGGTGCTGGTAATGCTAATTTTGTAGATATTGATTTAAGTGCCTTAAATGCTGTTTTCCCTAATTGTTTCCCTTCATCACAAGAGGACGAGGGTGTTGCTGGAACTGGTGCTTTGGGTTTAGCAGTTGGTAATGTTGTAAATTTCTACCAGACAGCAACTACTAATAAAAGAGGAGGCGACCATACAATTACAGCAATTACATTTTCTGTTCCTACATCAATAAATGGTGTAAAGGGATGTAATAAGGTTCGTCTTTCATTCGCTAATGGTTCATTAAACGGAAATGGTATTGTTGCGACTGATTACATTAAACTTGCTTCTGCTTTTAATGTTCCAAACTATAAGGTTAAATCAACAGAGTTTAGATTACTCCAAGTAGTCCCACCACCAAATGTTGCTAATGCTCTTATGAAAGGATTAAACTATGAATTTACTTCATACGACACCTTTCTCAATAATATTCCAACTGGGGTATTACGCCATCAAATCCCAATCACTTCTGTCGCATCCAAAGCGGTCGCTCTTTTTACCCATTATCACGACGCTACAAAAGTGGAAGACCACTCTGCTCCTAACATATATGATGGATTATCACCAAGCGAATTTGCTTTAAATTCAGTTCAGTATTTCATTAACAATAGATTATATCCATTAAGAGATTACAATCCACAGGCAAGAGCGGATAGATGCCTTAACCAAAATGAATTAGTTAAAGCGTGGAGGGCAATTGGAAAGAACCCATTAAATCTTGGGGATAATTCCAGAATGTCCTTAAATGGTTATGCTAATTCATATATGACTTGTCGTGAATTAGCAAGACAGGGTTTCGTATTTGATTTACGAAATGCCGAACCAGAGATTAGATTAAAATTCAGCGGAAGCAGAGCGAGTATTGTTAGAGCGAACACATTTGTTTTCTCTAAAAAGATTATACAATCTACCGCAACAGGAGTTCAGGTTGTCTTGTAATCGCTCCACACACATAAACATACAAGCATATATTAAATGAATACACTTACAACATCCCACACCTATATTTTCTGCCTCTTCTTTTGATAAACCGCACATTTAAATATATTATATATATATAAATGACGGAAAAAATTAGAGTTCCCAGACCAGATATAAAGAAAAAACCAACTCCGCAAATACTCAAAAAAATTGCTAATTCAGCAAACGATAAAAAACATCCATTTCATAAGGTTAAAGAAAAAAAAAAGGAGGATATTGAGAAGATTTTTATAAAAAAAAAATCTAAATAGAATATATAAAATGAATGACGCACAGGCAAATCAGCAAGAAATGGGACTTTTTAATTATAATGTAAATCTCGCTCCTATGGTAATGGATATAAGGAGTGAAACATTAGAACCAATTTCATCAAGTGCTAAAAGATATGTTTTTAGATTAGATAGTGCTGGTTATTTAGACCAGAACTCTATGCTTCTTTATAAATTACAGAATACCGCTGGAACTCAATCATTAAGAGCAAATACATTCGGTGGTGGTCTTGCTGGTATTTCACGAGCAACATTACAGGTAGGAGATTACATTTTAAATGATACATTAGATATTGGTAGAGTTGCTTGTTTGACTGGTATGGGAGGACAGAACAGAGATACAAGAAATAAATATAACGGACACTTTTACCAAAATCAGTTTCACACCAAAGTATTAACCAAAGACGAAGCAGGAACTAATAGTGGTGTAGCACCACACGGCGACGAAGGAACTATCATTTATGATAATATCAAATCTGGTATTAACTATGGTGTTATAGACAGCACCGCTGGTAGTGCGAAAGGGGCAACCGCCCAAGTAAATTCTTGCCGTATTACCAATAATAAAACAAATAATTATCAGTTTGGTATTCCATTAGGACAGATTTTACCTTGTTTAAGAGGTAGAAGCATTCCTCTTTTCTTATTCCAGGACTATCGTATCTTAATTACCATAGAGTTCGCTGACCCTCGTGATTATTGTGTTGATTTAGCAAATGATAATGCTACTGCCTTTAACGCTGGAACTGGTGCTAATGCTGGTTTTAAACCTCTCTTAAATTCTGCTACTTATCAAGATGTAAAACTCCAAGTAGATTATGTAATTTACCCAAGTGAAATCCAAGACCAGGCAAGACAGCAGACACAGGCACAAGGTGGATTAACATTAGATTTCTTTGATATTATTAAGGTTGAGAAGAATATCGCCGAAGCAGTCCCAAATACACAATTCCAAAAGGTAGAGCATAGAATAGGTGCTGATAATAAAGAAGTTCATAAGATTTATATGTTAAAGAGATTGGTAAGAGCAGAACCATATACTACTGATAGACTTTTACAGGAACTCCGTTGTGATGGTATGAACCAGGAAGTTTATAATGTTAATATTGATGGCGTAGATTACTTCCAAGAAGATAAATACGCTCCTTCTTCACAATATGACGAAACTTCTAATTGCTTAACTACTGACTTAAAGGTAGATAGACCTATGTATTTTAATGATGAAAACACTATTTTCTGCCGTCAAGCAGAATGTTTTGATGGATTACTTGGTAAATACAAACCTCTTTGTGTAGATTTATCAAATGGTATGCCCCAGATTTTAGGAGGTGGAAGACAGATTGGAGCGTATCCTATTATCTTTAAATATGAGCGTCGTCCTTGTTCCGCCCACACTTGCCCCTCCGCAGGACACGGACAAGCAGGAGCAATTGGAGCAGGAGCGACAGGTAATGGTTCTTATTATGTTGAGAATTTAAGCGGAGCATTAGAGGTTGATTACTTTATGATGGTTTCCAGAACCGCTAATGTGAAATCAAGTCCAGTTGGAACTTCCGTAATGGTTTCATATTAGATTGGTGAAATTGGAAAATACACTTTTTTTTCTCCACAGAAATTATTTTATTTGGTAATATTATATTATTAACTAAAATGAGTGGTAGAGGATTACCAGAAGTTTATTTACCACCGCCAGGAAAACAGCGAAAAAGGGGAACACAAGGAATTATTAGACAACGAAGCAAACCAAAACAACCAGTAGAAGAGAGAAAAAAAGGAACGAGTGGTAGAGATGAAGCACGAGAAGCAAGAAGAAAAGATAGAGAAAAAAGGCAAGAAGCATTAGGACAAGCAGAAGGCAGTAGAAGAATACAGAGAGCAAGAAAGGAAGAAAAAATCTTAATGAGAATAAGAAATAATTTAAATGCTTTTTTAGGAAATAGACCAGTTGGTTCTTTTAGTAGCACAGACCTTGCCTTTCTTCTTGATATAGCACGAGATAGAAGAACAGCAATACAAACAGAAGGTTTGCCTTTTACTCCAAACCCAGAGGAAACTTTTGGTGGTGTGAAATTACAAGAAAAACGAAAATTAAATAAAAGGGTAGAGGTTATAAATCAAATAAATCAACTTGCTAATCAGGTAAAAACACTTATAGGACAAGCACAAACTAAATTAAGAACTGATTTAAATCAACCAGGAAGATTACAATTGTTAGATAATAAAGGTCCTGATTTTAGAAATTTCGCATCAGCAGTTATAGCGTCAAATATAAAGATAAGAACTGCTCCATTAGTTCTAAAAGACCCAAGAGGTAAAGAAGGCAAATTAGATGTAGGAGCATTCGCAAAAGAAGAATTAGAACAATTTGGTTTTAGTGAAGAAGCAGTAAGTGCTATACAAGAGAAAGGAAAAGGTTTTGAGGGAGGAGGACAGAGTAAAGAAGTAGTAGTTTATAATACTATTAAAGATTTTATAGATAGACAAGCAGAATTAGGAGGACAAGTAGCAGGAATACGACCAAGAGTAGAACCAAAATTTTTTAGTCAAACAAAACAAGGGTCGGAGGTATATAATTTTACAACTCCACAAAATTTATATAGAGCGAGTTTAGCAAGACCACAAGCGGTAGATGACGAAGTCGGTAGATTTGTAGAACCAGGAGGTAGTTTTATGATGGCGGACGCAATTAGCAACCAAATATCAAGAACTTTTGGTATTCCAGAATTATCCCTTGTTGGGGGGGCAGGTCAAAATATAAGACAACCAGACCCAGCAAGAGTTAATCCAGGAACTATGAGAGAACGAGGCGGTGATACTGCTATTGATGTAGTAAATATAGGAGGTCAAGGTGTGCCGTTAGGACATACCTATCATAAAAACGCATTAGTAGAACAAAAAATAAGGCAAAATCAAGTTCCTTTTGTTGGTGGAACAATAACAAGAGATTTAATAGACCCTATGTTTGGGTCTAAAACAATCCAAGATTTAGAACCAGTATATGATGCCAACCCATATTTTGCTTCCCCTCTGGTTGCCCCAGGATTACCACCACCAAATTTAAGTAGAGCAGAAATTACAAGTGAGGGTGCGGTATTAAATGATATAAAAAGTGTTTTAGGTCCTGATAAGAAAAGAGCATTCCCAATTGAGGAAGGTTCTATGAGGTCAGTATCACAAGTTTCGGCAAGTGGAGCAATAACCTTTACCCAAATAAGAGGAAGAACAGAACAACAAGTATTAGCAGGGGGAACAGCACAAAGTGAATTTGCCCCTCGTAAAATAACTTTTACTACTCAACCAGAAAGAGATGCTGGTTTAGCAGAAGAAAGTATAGAAAGACAATTAGGAGAAGGAACACAAAGATTAAAAGCACCTCAAAGAAAAATAAATGTTATACAACCATTAGGAAATACATCAACTGCCTCTATACCAGAATTAGCATATCAAGAATTCCAATTTAATTAAGTTCTTTAAATATTTCATCCAAAGTAGTATTTACATATTCTACAAATTTTGGATTTGTGGTTAATTGAGTTAAACTTTTTTCTCCCTTAAAAGTGTGTAAGCAATATTCATCATTATATATTTCACAAAGTTTCTTTAAAACTTCACCAACGCTGAAAGGCACGATTTCATCATAATCTTCTTCTTTATTCATTATATTTTATTATACATATTTTTTTAAATAGTTTTTTTAAATAACGATTGGTGGAATTGGTAAAATACCGATAAATCCAACGGAAAACGCTTCCTCCTCCCATTTTTTTTTCCCAGCGGATTTAAAGTGTATTTTCCAATTTCACCAATCAGTTATTATATTACAATAATTATATTAGTATAAGGTATATTATGACGACAACAATTTACATAGACGCAAATAGAAATAATTGTTCTGTTAAGAGCGACGATAATAAGAATGAATGGACTTACAGACTTGCTAATCCAGTCCAAATACCAGCAGGTAGTGAAATATCTATACAAGATAGTTTTATACATAAGAAAGGTATAAATGGAGCGTCAATTGAGATAGAAGAGGATATAGAAGAAGAAATGAATTTCTTTTACTATTTAAGCGATAATCCACATTTCCAACCAGGTTCAGTATATAGTAATTCACAGGTAGGAAGAGTAGCACCCCAAGCGTATCAACCTACATTTTATCCAGCAGGTTCTTTATTCAGTAGCACAAGTGATAAAAACGACCCTAATGAAGGTTCAGGACAAAAAGCACCAAAATCAACTGATAAACCTACTTGTGGAAGACAAGGAACAGAACCTAATAGTTGGGTATATGGTATGCCGTCAATCGCCCAAAGAAGAGAATTTGCGAGATATAACGCTTCCAACCAAACAATAGAAGCGTGTGGGGGTTCAGCAAATATACAAGCAACCACAGCAAGACCATTAAGAATTATGAGCGACCCTTATCTTATGGGATATAGTGAAATGCCTATGATGGCGGTTGAGTGTGGTTCTTTGGAAGGAACAAGTAATACAACTTTTGATATTGATGAAGCGGATAGATATATATCTAATGTAGATGACGCTGATATAAGATTTAGTGATAAAAAAGTATATAATGCTAATCATACCTCCCCTAACGCTTTGGATGTCCGTGCCTATAATAATTTACCACCCCTATTTGACGCAACATTTACACTTCCAATAAAAGCACCTTCTTCTTGGCGACCACTTTTACACGCTGGAAATGCTAATTACCACGACAGAATTTTACGACCTAAAACAGGCAGAGTAAGAATATTTATACCAAAGGGCGTTTATTCTGTAAATGAAATAGCACAAATGATAGATGATTATATGAATGGTAGAACTATTGCGAGTGAAGTGAAAGCGAATAGAAACTTCTCAAAAGATGTAAATGAAGTAAATTTACAGAATGAATTATATGACGGACAATTAGAAGTTGATAATTTTAGTGGGGAAGATACTGGAAGTGGTGTTTATAGTAGAGTAGATACATTCCGCAGATATGGAACAATAGAAGTAGATAAACCAGAATATTATAGCACTATGTATCCTATTGGCGATGTGCGAAATGACCCATACGCATTTTCACCATTAAGAGAAATGCCTTCCAGATTGATTGACCCAACTGGAACTCCAATAGACCTTCCTGGTGCTGGTAATAATGATGATAGAGTAGCATTATCTCAATTCTTATTTCCAAGTGCTAATCAAACTATGTATGTCCCAGTTCATAGATTTAGAGATATTGTAAATTTATGTAAATATGGTAGAAACTCACCTAAATATGGAACTATGAGCGACAGAGTTATTGCTGGTTCTAACTTCGCACATAACGCCCCAGACAATAGATATGAAAGTGCTGTAATCAACAGATACGCTTTCCAAATAGAAAGTTCTACAAAAGGAGGAATACAAACTGGATTAGACAGCAGTGATGTAAATTCATTAGGTTTCGCACACGCACAAGTAGAATATGGGCGAGTTATTGGATTACATATGAAATGTGATGTATCAACTTATGCCGAACAATTATCAGGGGATGTAATACCAAGAGCAGATTATAATAATAGAATTACCGATGAAGGTGCTATTTATCCAGATAATTATAATTATAATCCACAGCGAAAAGGATACTATGTAGGCACACCAGATTTATCCTTTTCATATGACGGCAACCAATCCGCTTTTACTATAAATGGACTTCATCAAGGATGCCGAATACCAAGTTGCGATATGCGTGGAAACCCTATGACTGATAGTGGGACACAAGTAGCGTATTTACGAAGACCTGCCGAATGTTATATCAATAATCCAGATAAACAAATGATATTTGACGAAAAACTACCCTCATCAAAGGCGAACATAGAATTTAATATGGTAAAAGCGAAAAAATTAGTTGCTGGTGGTTCTACACCACAAACCAGAATTGGTGGTATAGCGGTTCATAACTGGGCGTTAGAAACAGCACGACGATTAGGTGATGTAGATTTTGACGAAGAAGTTGTTAATGGTAATATTACTGGTAAAGTTTGGGGACATAAAAGATTTAGAGGAGGAACAGCGTCCTCACCAAATGATTATAGACAAGTTTATAATTTTAATGATTTCTTTACAACAAAAGAAAAAGCGAAAACTGCGTGGGAAACTACAATATGGTTTAGATTAGGGTTTAGTTATGAAAGTTTATGTGAAGAAGCAAACTATGAAGTTGTAAATTATTATAATATGAATAAAAGCGATTTCGCAGTCGCCAGACAAGCACCAAGAATAAATATGGTTGATACGAATAATAAAATACAAGTTATAAATCCTTCCTATTTTAAAATGCCTGGAACAACCACCAACGCCCTTCTTGATTTAACTTCATTACCACAGATAAGCGGAACTTTTAACACCAAAGCATTTAACGCACAATTACAGCAGAGATATTCATTTACAGATAAAGATAGTCAAAAGGGTAGTGGATTTACACCAGGTAGTAGGAGAGGTGCTGATACTTCTAAATTTGCTTCCATTCATCAAGGCGATACACTTGTTAGAACTTATGATAATACTGATATAAACAATAATTATATGCCTTATTCACAGAACTACAATATCAAAGATTTCTTTGGTAGTGCTGATAGTGGATATTCTTCATATAGGCAAATTATGTATATGGATAGTAGTAATGCCGATTATGGCGACAGCACAGAAAACTATGGAAACTCTATGTATCGTGCGAATGGTCTTGCCGTCATAGAAACTTCTGGTAAGCAATTAGTAGCACAAGGATTACCAGCATTATCAAAACACGGATACTTCTTAATTACAAGTGATATAGTTGATGAAACTAATGATGATGTAAAACAAGCACAACCTCTTCCTCTGTTGGGTGTTGTCCCAATTTCCAATCTTTCCAATCAAGATTTCATTACAACTAAAAACACAATAGTTCATACAACTAATCAAGCGAAAGTAGTAAATAAAATCAAAATCAAAATCTTAAATCCAGATTTAACCTCACCAATATTAGAAAACAATAGTTCTGTTATATTAGCAATCACTATGCCTCTTCCACAGAATACTCCTATGGAAAGTAATCAGGACGATAAAGAAAATAAACAGCAAGACGGAAAACAAGAACAACCTAATCCAGCGGAAAAAAAATCTAAATAAATAATAAATGGATTTTACAGACCCAAGATATAAGACTGGTATTTTTAATCAATTTAAATATAATAATTATAAAGAAGATTTAGCAGAGATTGAGTTTTTTGATAGAAAATTTTCATCGTTTGAGGATTTTATGAAAGCGGATAATATATATGAAGGTTTAGGAATAGATACTTACATAAATGAAGATTACGAAAAATATAAAGATGTTTATGAAACAGCGTATGGAGAAAATACTATGGCGATACATTTTCCAGATGATGAAGACGCACAATTATTTAAATTAACAAAAGACCCCACAACTGGAAAATGGAATTTTGGAGATATTGCTTCTGCTGGTAGAGAACCAGAGTTGGAAGATAAATTTGAGGAATTAAAAAATTCATATAACAGAGATGTTTCTACTGGATATATTGGCGACCCCCACCAAGATAAAAAATTAGGAGATATGAATATTTTAAGTGCTAATCCACTTCTAAAAAGTTTAGAAGGAGAAAAAAAAAGTGTATTAAGTCAAATAACCGATAGTTTTTTTAGACTTCCAGACGAACATAGTGCTATAACAAGTGCTTATTTAGAAGTAAGAGATGATATGGGATATGAAGACGGAACTGATGGATATTTATATCAAATGGGATTTAGAGAATTTGGTGATTTAGTTTATAATGAAGAAGAATTTTCTACGAATGATTTTACCGATGAAGAGTTAGACGACAATTTTATATTTGAGAATTATGTAGAAAGTGGATTGATGAGTGAAAGTGTAAGGAATGAGATTAGAGAAGGTTGGAGAAATTATATAAAATATAAATATGAAATACCTGATACACCAAGTGTTGCTCCAACTGGAAGAATAGAATTAGAACCAGAGGATACAGACCAAGAGCAAGAGGATTTAATAGAAGAAGGAAGGCGAATATTGAGAGAAGAAGATGTTGATTTTGATGATTTAGATTGGATGGAAGAAGAGGGAGGAATGGATTTTGATGTTCCCCAATTACCAGCATTTAGATTTCCTTATGAAGATTATGGTGGTAGAGGTTTTGATTTAATGGAATTTTTAAATAATGCGTCATATAATGGTTTGGAAGATGAATTAAAAATGAAGCAAATAATTTTTAATTTAAATAATAATTATAAAGAAAAATACACCATAGAAAATTATGAAATAAATAGTAATGGTGATTTAGTTAATAAAGAAAATAATGAAATAGTTTTATCCGCAGAGAAATATCAAAATGATTTGGAATTAAGAGAGGAAGCAAATGGAGATGCTTTGGGAGTTTTAGATGAAGAAAGTAGAAATAGACCAATTATAATGCGAAGTAGAATGGAAGCAAGAGAAGATGAAGAACCAGTAAGAGATGTATTTGCGGAAGCGGAAGAGGATAAACCAAGAAGAGTTAGACCAGGAAGTGATTTTCCAGTTAGAGTTGAGAATATAAGAGTAGGTGAAGATACGGATACAATAGAGCGTGGTAGAAGAAACCCACCACCAGTTTCCGCAAGTGGAGCGTTAGTGTTTGGTTATAGAGGAGCGATGATGTATGATACTCTTTATCAAGCACAAGAAGATATTATACAATTAGAAGAGCGAAGAAGACCAAGACCAATAATTAGGAGAAGAGATAGACAACCAGTAGAAGAGCAGAGAAGACCAAGACCAATAATTAGGAGGAGGCGTTAGAACTATCACTATCAGTAGAGAATAGTTCCGCTTTCTTCCGCTCTCTCTCCATTCGGTATAGTTCTCGGCGACGAGCATTATACGCATTACGCCTCTCAATTCTTGCTTGTTTCTCTTCATCACTCATATCATCAGTAATAGCGTATTTCTTGTAATAATTATTTAAGTTATTTGTTTTATTTCTATTGATATAGTTTTTGGTTTTTTGGACGAGAGCGTGGTTTGCTTGGTAAAAGGCAAGTAGGTTTTCGTAAGTTAAATCCATATTGTTAGTATATTTAGATATATTGACTATATAAGATTAGATTTATATTTTTAAGTTTTGTAAATTAAAAAATCAATTTTATTTCTCTATGTAAAATATTGTATATAAAATGTTATGAATTGGTAATATTGGAAAATCAACCCTGAATGCTCTCTGCGTCGCTGTCGTCTTCGTCGTCGGTGAAAATGACTGGTTCGTCAAAGACATAGCAATTGTGAGTAAGGAATTCTTTTAGTCTTACTGGGTCAAGGTGATAGTAGTATCTGTCTGTTTGTGTCTTGTGAATGAACTTATCTTTGTTGTTGTTGAGATAGTGGATACTGGGTTCTACTTGGTTGCCTTTGCCGTCAGTAGCACAGATTACGAAGTTCTCTAACATATTGGCGTGGGATTGTGGATTGAGTTTGAGATTACCTTCACAGCATTCTTCGGTGAATTCCTTGTTAAAGATACTGAATAGTTTGCCTTTGGTATATTTCGCTGTCGCTGTTGCGTATCCTTTCTCATATAGGAACTGAAAGTATCTGTGAGAGAATGGTGCGGATTGCCTACGCATTTGAGTATATTCTCGTGTATGAACTCTGTTAAACTCAAAGTTGTAGTCTTTATCTACATCAACGAACTCACGGCAGAAGCGAGTGAAACACTTTTGGATGAAGAGGTCATCAACAACAGAAGCAAGTCTGGTATTGTATGTGTTCTTTTTCTCTGGTGAAGAATTGACGATGATAGGAGAACAACGAACAACCATTAGTCGTCTGTCGTGGTCTTCTACACCAACCGCATATTGTCTGTTGGTAGTCCCAATCATTCTCGCACAATTGGGAAGATAGATTTTCTCTTGGAACTTTTTGGTTGTGCCGATAGTTCGTTCTGTGATTAGACACTTAATCATAGGCATTACCTTTGATACACCTTCCAACTCATTTAGATTGATTAGCAACTTGTGTGAAATGCCGTCGTTAAAAGTCCCAACGAAATCCTCTTTCTTCTCACTTGATGTGAAATATAGGTCGCCAATAATATTACACATAAAGTTAAGAAACTGGTTCTTACCAACACCAGGAAGTGAAACCCAAATCAACATTACACGAGGAAGGATTGCTGGGAACTTGATTAGGTGTGCGAAGAATTTGAGCGTCCATTTATACACAGCGTCCGTATTGTCCTCACCACATAGAATACGAAGGTGATTGAGTAGGAACTCCAACTCGTCTTCCAGTTCGTCCAAATCCATAGCATTCACAATATCGTCATAGTCTTTTACCTTATCAATCTTTAATCCACGATACAGATTAAAATGATTGTATGGAACACTCTTGGGTGGTGGTGCGAATGTTTGGTCGTCGTAGATTTTCTTACCAACCCAATTCACCCACTTATCAATAAACTTGGGAGATAGAGATAGACCCTTCACCTCACCAGTCTTCTTATCAATCTTCTCTTCCAGAGTTGCGAAGTGCTTGTAGTTCTTTACCAACTTATCTTCGGTCAGCATTAGGTAGTCGTTCCTTTGTCCGCACCATTCCACATAGAGAGGCGAGGCGGATTTGATGAAGGCGATATGTTTGTTAAACACAGCGAAACCTTCTGCCGTTGTTAGTTCTGCGAAGTCAATCGCATTTAGTCCTCTGTCTTTGTGGAACGCCAACTTCTTCCAAGCGTCTTTGTCGTGTGCTTTGAGTAGTCGCCATAGGTAATCACTTCTAATCTTCTTGGGATTGTATGGTGCGTCGTCTTTGTTCTGCTCCATAACCCAATAGAACATATCTCGGTTCTCAACATCATATTCTGCCTTGTAGGAAGGATACTTCTGCGAGAACTTGATAAACAAATCCAAATACTGATTAGGGTCAGTATGTCTTGGAATGTTATTCGCTACGGCGATACACAACTTCTTCCAACTATCATAATCGTCAATCTGTGTATAGTCAAGTTTAGAAAGAAGTGTATTGAGAATATCAATAGGGATAATCTCATTATCTGTATCACTCAATCTCCAACCAATAGGTAGTGGGATTACATCATTAGATTTAATCTTCTTACTTACAATCTTTGGTTGTCCCATAGTAGGAACTTTTAGTTTAGCAATATAGTCAATCCTACGATAGAAAGGAGGGCGATTGTTGTCCCCATACTGCGTCCAGATTTTACAGAAATCCTCTTCTCTCAAATGATATAGTGTATCACCATATACCTTCCCACCAAGTCGCTCAAATACACAATACGAAAGAAAGTCAATACCCTTGTTTGTATCAACTAACTTGTCCCAAATGAAAGGTGTCGCAACGATATAGTGTGGTTTGTTCTTGCGGACTGACTTGGTATGATACGCCTTCTCAACTGGAAAGTCAATACTTTTGAGATACTCCATACCCTTATCGTCATCTACATCAATCACACCATACTTACCTCTCGCAGAGGGAATAGCGATAAAGTCAGTAATCTCACTTGACTTGTGCTTTCTTACCCACTTGTTGTGTGCCTTGACTTGTTCGTATTCCCATAGGTGGAATGGTCTATCATAACAACTTTTAGGGTAGTCTTCTGGTTGGTTCTTCTTGGGACAAATCCATAGTGGAATTTTCTTGCCGTCTGTGATTACAAACTTGGTAAGAATACAATACGCCTCCACAATATCTTTGTAGAATGTATAGGCGTCAAGTGTCCTACCTTCTTCTTCCAAATCGTCCAAGTATTCTGTAATATCCTCAAAGGGCATTTTAGAAGGAATAATTTTGTTAGTCATAGTTTCAGTTGTAGTAGTCATAATATATTGTATTGTAATTTAATATATAAGTATCTTTTTAAAAAATCAATTTTTATTTTACTATATAAATTATATGAGTAATAAATTTGGTTGGTGTAAAAATCTAAAAGATAAGGTTAATCCAAATGATAAGAAAATGACCCCAAGTGATTTAGCGGAGAAATGTATATCATTAGTTCCATTTGATAAAGGAGATTTAGTATTAGACGGATTTAGAGGCAAAGGTGCTTTCTATAATAAATATCCAGATAAAGTAAAAAAAGATTGGTGCGAGATTGACGAAGATAAAGATTTCTTTACTTATGAAAGAGAAGTAGATTGGTTAGTAAGCAATCCTCCATATAGTAAAATCCAAAAGGTAATAGAACATTCAGTAAAGATATGTAGGAAAGGTATAGCACTTTTAATTGGTGTTGTTAATCTATCACCTAAAAGAATAAAACTATTAGAAGATAATGGATTTAGGATTAGCAAGGTTCATATATCTAATGTTAGTGGGTGGTTTAGCAACAGCGTCTTTTTCGTTAGTCAAAAGAATATACAACCTATTATAACTTATGACCCCAAACCATACGATATGCCTCACGACGAAATGATTGAGTATAAACAAAAACAAAAAAAATATCAAGAAGATTACTATAAGAAAAATTTTAAAGGTAAATATAAGAAGTTTATGGACGCTATGGAGATATTACAGGATTAGATACTCATTAGTCTTTTCACCAAGTCTTTTTTATTTCCGCTTACTTTTAGTCCATTCATTCTACACATTTCTACCAAATCTTTTTTTAGTTCCTCCCTTACCTTAAAAATGAATGGGTGGGGGATGCTATTTCGCCGATTATAACTTCTGTCGTCTTCCACACATCTTAAAGTAGAATGTAATCCATATCTTAACATTCCGTCCTCGTGTCCCACATACCACATTCTGGGATACGCACCTTCTTTCCATTTGTTGTAGTTTGCTCTATCGTGATTATCCTGGTCGTCTTTCCAGTCGCCAAACTGCCTACTATCATATTGGGAATTCCAAATCCCTTTACCCCATCTTTCAGGTAGGCAGATATAATGATATTCATTCTTATATTTTTCATTTAGATTGTGGTGAATGCGACCTTCGTAGTTCTCTTGGAGTGCTTGATACTTCCAGAACTTAAACGGCACATTCCGTCTTGCGTCGCCTTGACTTGCTCTACTTGCGTATTTTTTGATAGTCGTAATTACATCTAAACATTCAGCAAGGCACATTCTATGTAGTATCCTAAAAATCTTTTCCCAGATTTCTACTGGTAGAGTTGGTCTTTTGTTCTGGAACTCTACTGGTGGAATGTAGATTTTAGGAGGGTTTGTCTTTGTAATCAGTTCTTCCAAATATGGTGGTGGGTTTAGGCAATCCCTCAATTGCTTATCAGTTAGTAATTCATAGATTTTGTTTTGATTGAGTGTAGTCATAGTAGATTATTAAATGAATAATAATTAACTTTATATGATTTTTAAAAAATCAATTTTTATTTTTGGTTGTATTTACTTTCTTGGGATTAGGTGAAAGTTCTTATACAGATTAGTAGTTAGTTCATTCCACTTTTTAAACTCTCTACCAAGCGACACTAACGCCCCTTGATTTTTAACCACCTCTGTTCTATCTTGGTGTTCTACTCCAAGAACGACATCTGCTTCTGTATTGACGAACATTAACTCGTCAAGGATTTCTTGTTGGATTTTTACAATCTTCTTATTGTATTTCTTTGATTTCTCTTCATTTAGATTGTGTGTATAAATCCAGAATTTTTGTTTGGCGATACTTAAAGAAAGACTTTGTTCTGTGTCCTTAATCATTTTTTGTAGTGCTTCTGGATTAGAAGTCATTTCCTTTACAAACGCTTTACCTTCTTCACTCCAAGAAGTGCCGTCGGTATTCGTTAGTGTAGTTGTATCCAGAGTATTATTACCTCTC